CTTCTTAATCCTTCGCCATTTTCTTGAACTCTTTCACTATTTCTCCCATGACTTCGCCTTCATAGGTGAAATAGGCGGGAAAAAGATACGGTTTTCCTTGCTGGGCATAAACCCTTCCGAGACTGTCCGGCCCGAAAAAGCCATGTTCAATCCTTCTTGCATAAACGACATTCGTTCCGACGGCGACGACCATTCCTTTTTCGCCAGGAGGCTCACCCATCCCGTCGCCTGCCTGTGCTTGTGCACCTGTCTTTCCTTCCGCCATTCCGCTTCCTGCCCAATTTGTAGATACCGATGCCCTTGTGCGACCTGAAACGACGCTTTCGTTAGATGTAATTATTTGCTTTGCCAATGTCTCGACCTTGAATCCGATTATCTTCAAGGCTTTCCTTGTCGCTTCTGGGCAGAGAAGCTTATAAAACCTGACATTCTTTTTTAGCTCCTCAAGTCCATCGATTTTAATCGTGATGTTTTCCATCTATTCATTCCTCTTCAACTCCGTCACCTGCAGTTTCATGTATTTGTCCAGGAACTTCGTGTTCTCGACGAGTTTAATTTCATACTCCACGCCATTTTTTAAAAGCCTCATCCCTTCCTTAATCCCGCTTCGCCATTCAAGATAGACAACGAAGTCCGGGATGGGTGCGGTCTTATCGAAGACTGTCATCTCGATCTTTCTTTCATATGCCTCAAAACAGCACGGGATATTCCAGAATATCGTCACCCATGTAGAGGCCTCCGTCCCGCCCATAAGGTCTGTCCCACCAGCAGTTTCGGATTTGATGTTGCACTTGGAATTGAGGAGAGATGGGAAACTCATATATCCCTCCTTTTGAATAGCCCGACTTCCTCAAGCAAATCTTTCGGCAAACCGTCCTCTAAATCTCTCAGCGTATAAGCATAGACAGAACCTATCTTCTCGCTTGCCAATGCAGAATCTTTTGTCCTCATGTCGTATTTGAGCTTGACGAGCCTTTTGCAGGCATCCTCAAGTGCATAGGGAATTGTCGAATAGCCAGCCGTATAACTTATGAAGACATCCTTGAATCTTTCGCTGAATCCATAAGGAAGGTAGATGATGCCGTTCTCCAAGTCCTCTTCATAATCGTCGAGCGGGTCTTCCGGCACCTGGAGATAACTGTATTCGTTAAGGGCAAAGACATTCCGTTTCTCGAAAAGAAGAGACGAAGGCCAACTATTGTAATCGCTCGATGCTACCGCCGCCGTCCAGCCAGCTCCTGTAATCGCCGTCGCCATTGCTGACAATGTGGTGTTGGCTGCGAATGTTTTCTCGGCCTGGCTTGTCCCATCGACCGTCAGGATTATTCCAGTCGTCTTGACCCGGGCATAGGCGTTGTAGGCCGTCATCGATGTGTATTTAATCCTGAGTGCGTCTATCTTGCCATAACTTATCTGCTTTATTTCCGTGATAGGATAATTTTTGATGAACAGTTTGTCTCCCGTCGCCGTATATCTTTCAAGCGTGTAAACCGTCGATTTCAATGTTCTGTAGCAAAATTTATTGAGGAAATCCGAAGCCCTGTTTATAAGTTCTTCTATGAAATAATTGTCCTTTATTTTCAAAGTTATCTGATTGGCACTTCCGATGCACGAAAGCGGCCCGCAGACGATGAGGTCGGTGGAGTCGGCATCCGGATGGTAAACCCTCCCGGCCTTCCAGCCCGTGAGCACGTTTATCGCCGTAATGAGTTCGGAGACCGTATTCTTATCGGCATCGGAGAAAGTCAGGATATTTGACCCAATGACGGTTCCGCCCGCATCTGCTGTTTCCGTTTCATCGGCATGGGTAAGTGCAAATTTGAAATGCACGGTATCCGGGACAACCGTTACGGTAAATGTCCCGTTATAAGCCGCATCCCCCATGCCGCTGATGACAACGGTGCTGCCGACGATTAATCCGTGTGCGGCGGAGGTGCCGATGGTTGCCACATTAGTCGTGACGGCTCGATGGACCGTGCCGACCGTAACCTTTAAAATAAGCGTCGTGTCCGTTACCTCGATCGTGGCCGCCGATGCTCCAGTTGAGCTCCAGTAGACCCAGATTCCGTCCTTGGCCGCCTCGTCTCCTATTTCAGCGAGCACATTATCGAGTGTCGTCAAAGAAATTGCCGTATCAAGCATTTTCGTCTCCTAATCTATCGTCTTAACGACCTGAAAATTCGCCACTCTCCCGTATCTCTTATAATCATCCCATTCAACAAAAGCCTGGATTTTCCATTGGCCGGCGATGCTCAAGTCTCCTTGTTGGGTCGTATAGGAAATTGAAGTCGCCGTTTCTTTCGCCGCTGTCCATGTTCCATTCGTATTGTCCGGGTTTTTATATATGATTTTGAATGCGATTGCCTGTGATATGTCGACTCCAACTTCAAGAATGAGTTTTATTCCTTCATCTTTCGTGTGTATCTCAGGCATCTTCTTCTCCTAAAATCGAATCCAATTTCAGACTGCCGTCAAAAATCTCACTCATCAAAAGCATTTGGTTGTCTATCGGAGAGTTCAATTTAATATCATCCATTTCAATTATGCTTCCCAACCTTATCAAATCTTCCATCACAGAATTGATTTTTATTTCGGAATCGCAAATGAAACTTCTAAAGAAATATTTCTTTATAAAGATGCGCTTAACCTTTCTGGACAAATGGGCAATAGAAACGACGGAAAGACTTTGAAACATTTTTTTGAAGACTTTGGGAATTGAAATCATCGTCACAGCGAATGTCCTATAGAATGTTTTGAACATGGAGACGGAAACCTGAATGGTCGCAATCGCCGAAAGCAATCTTGAATAGGCCATAATTTTTGAAATAGAAAGAATCGCCGTCATCGCCGCTGATATGGCGATAAGTATTTTTTTCCTTAATGTTGAAATAGAAAAGATGACGACCGAGAATGATATAAACATCTTTCTTCGGATGTTTGCTATTGCGGAAGAAGAAACGGACAGGATTCTCTTGAGAGACAATGCCCTTGATATCAAGGCGATTGCCGTTTCTGTTGCACTGAATAGTCTTGAAAAGATTATAATCCTATTGAGAGATGCCATAGAAGAAATGGTTGCCGATAGTGTCTTATAAAATATCTGGCCGGCCCCCCCACTTATGAACTGGACAACAAGGGAAGGAATTGAGATTGCCGTCGCCAATAAAGACTTTGAAACCTTTTTGGCCAAATTTATCAAGGTTGAATTCACGATGCTGAGAGATTTGTGAAAAGTAACGATTTTGGATAAGCCAACAATTGAAATGCCTATCATCGATAAAGATTTAAACATTTTTTTTGCCAAATTTGCGATGGAGACTTCTGTTGCAGAGATCGACTTGTAGAAAGTCGCAACCTTGAAAAGAGTCAGAATTGAAACCATAGAAGTCGCAAGAGACTTCAGATAGGTCGAAATCTTAAAAAGCGAAGCGATTGAAGTCATAGAGGCCGAGAGAGATTTTAAAAAGGTCGTAATTTTGGAGAGTGACGGGGCTGAGACTTCAACCGCGGCCAAGGTTCTAAAGAAACTCGCAATCCTTCCCAGCGTTGCGACTGAGGTTGCCGTCACCGTCAATGCAATTATCTTAGTGAATGTCTTCGCAATCGAATTCACAGATGTCATCGTGACAGAAAGATTCGCATACATCTTCTTGACGATTGAGGCTATGGTTGATTCAACGGCACTCAAAATCCTGAAAAATGTGGATAATGTCGAAAGCATTGCAGAACCAACCCCTTGCAAGGATAATGTCCTGTAAAAACTCAAAAGCCTGCTTAATGTTGTTGTCCCTGCTGATGTGGTTGGCAATACCTGCTGAAAAAGTGTCCACGATGGTTCTAATGGCAAAAATGGAATCTCAGGGTCTTTGAATTTAAGCGTCGGAGAGAAAAATCCACGAAGATGGTCATTGATGAGACGCCCATCCATCCAGATAAATCGTCTATTCTGCATTATGCCGCCGCCGATGTAAGATAGATTTGACCTGTATAGGTCGCTGCCGTAGTTGCTGGTTTCACTGGCTCTAATAGTGCAAGGCAGGCATTATCAAACACGCGTGGTCCCTGATTCTGGTTCGTCAGCCAATCGAAGGGAATCATAGAGTTGATGACCGGAAACGACATAAAGCCAAGCGGATGCCCTATCATAAACCAGATGACGCCCGAGGCTAATGTCGCTGACTGTTGCATCTGGGTCAGTGCTTTAATCCCTACATCTCCACTCTCAAGAGGAGCGAACCATTGCTGAGTTGGATGGTCGAGCCTATCCACGATGGCACTGAGATTTCCAGTTATAGATGGAAGTGTGCTCGCTGCATCTGCTTGGTCTTTATAGGTGCAGACTGTCCAGTTATGCGCTGTTGCAGGGAGTGCTGTTCCTCCTACCACAATAAATAAAAAGTTGCCTCCAACATAATCTGGTGTCAGTGGTGTGGTATTTTGATATCTTGTCGGAACACCTGTTACAGACTCGGCGGTTGTAATACCTACATTCTTAGCACAACCAAACAATAAATCATAAAGTAAAAGCGAATTATTGATGACTGAGGCCGAGATGTCTGCTCCTACCAGGTGCAATGTGCCCGAAGCAGGATTAGTTTGTTTTAGAGCACCAACATTAGCACTTGTAAAGACAGTTCCTCCTGCGGCTGCTCCTGGAGTGTCTCCAACAGGAGGTTGAGGACCTACGCGCCATAAACTACTAGTAACTCCCACAACGCCAGTCGGTCCTACTTTATTTAATGCCCCGCCAGCCACTTGCCCATATCCGCCCGAAGCCCTCGCTAGAGCATCCGAGATACTGGCAAACCCCACGTATGCTCTGTTTAAGGGAAATTTCATAGCCCTTTTGTAGGCTTCCCTCAATGAATCCATCGCAGAAAAGAAAAATCCATGCTCAAATGGCCCGATAAAATCTCCGTCTCCACAAATACGCACGCTGCCAGGGCAATCGAGAAGATGAATCGGGGGCCCATACCAACCCTTCATGCTGCGACTGAGTTGTTCGATGCGGTCTTTTCCCAACCAGCGTTCAAGCCTTTGAGAATGAACAGACTTCATTTGTTTTCCTCTCTTTTATGTCCATTCAATGTCGATGGTGAATTCAATCTTGTCGCCGATAGCCAAAGGAATGCCCGTGAAGTCGCCATGCACGACCAACGTGCCAGAAGTTGCGGCGGTGAACGAACCTGCATTGGTGATAGTCTTTCCAGCGCCAGCGCAGGTCATTGTTCCCACGCCTCGATTTTTATCAGCTGCTGGTTGACTCATTGTCATCTGCACCCTAGCTTCTGATGCTTCACTAGATAAAATCGTATCGCCTTTTGCCGCAGTGCCAGCACCAGTGCCCCAACCTACATATTCAGGTTTCGTTGCGACTAACTCATCGACCTTATCGGCGAGCCATTCTTCGCCTACTTGGGTGAATATTGTAGCCATTGCTTTATCCTCCTTATAATTTTTTTAATGAGAGAATCTCTGAATCTGGAAATGACTCCTAAATCTTCCCAACTTTGTGTTGACTTGCGCCAAACCCTTGCACGAATTGTCGCCTGTTTTATTTTCGCCGTTGTTCCAATTTGCATGTTGTATTAACCTCCTAAATTTTATTTCTCCTTCTCTGGTCTTTCGACCATCTTGTGTCTCGGAGGTTCACTAATCATCTTTGCAAACCCATTTTCTATGAGCACATGAGCAAAATCAGCAGAGACTTTCCGCTTTATCCCGACTTTCCAGCAGGAGCGATATTCCTTGACGATCTCGATTTCAACTTCCGTCATCTTTTTCCTCTTTCTTGTCTACCTGAAAAGGCATGGACATGAGGCTTGCTCCGAACGCAGGAATAAGCGGAGCCAATTCAATCTCAAATTCGACTTCTATCTCCGCACCGCACTTAGGACATTTAACTCTCTTCTTTATTGTCGGCATCGATTGAACAGACAATCCTTGTTCCTCTTTTCCTTTTTCCATGCAAACTCCTTGCACAAAGGAAAGAAGGGGAGGCAGGGGCCTCCCCGACTTTTCAATCCAAAGACATCAGACTAATGTAGCCTGCTTGTAGCGAGCCCTGAGCCTTAACAGCAATGCTCCGACAACGAAATTGGCTGTGGCAGTTTCAGTAATTAGAATTCCGACTCTGTCGTAGCCGGAATTCACGGTCAGTTCCTCTCCTCTTGCATAGAGGGTTGCAGTGACAGCATTAGCAGTCGTGACGACAACAGAAGTTTTGAGGTCGGCCTGCGTCCCGCCCGATCCTATCCTCTGCCTCATCTGGCAGGTAAGCGAGGCTGAACCAGTCCTGGCCCCCGTAAAGACGAGGAACCAGGCAAGGTCGTAGCTCGCCAGACTGTAATATGTCGGAGTATTCGCCGAACTGCTAAGAGTCGCCTGATTCATTGCAACATCGGTCTTGATGTGTTCAGTTGGGTCGTGTATGTTTCCCATGTTTTTCTCCTTTTAACTTGTTGCGGACAAGACGATGAATGGACTCAAGGTGTTGGCTCCCCTATGAGGAGTTATCTGGGCGTTCATAAGCGGCTGCCCATCCACCCTGAGCACGATTTTCCAAAACGTCTCATCCGTTAGAAACCCAGTGCCGCCATAATCTACCTCTCGCGAGGCGGCAATGAGCATTTCCCTGTCGGCTATTACGTAATGGCCGTGGTCAAAATCGCACAGGGCAATATCGCCCTGGGCTCCCAAAGCTTGGCACTTCTCGGTGATGATGAACGGGATTCCCCAAAGTTTCCGGTCGTTCAGGTTGAATACGGCCGCCTGGTTCGCGGCCGGAGCCGTCGCTTCGAACAGTTCGTCAAGCGCGTCGGGGTTGACCAGCCAGACCGCAGTTTCCCAACTCTGTGGCAAAAGCCTTTCCGCCATGTGTGCGATATCCGTCCAGTTTATCAGGCCAACGGCATTCCTTGTGACGGGAATAAGTGAGCCGTTGCTTGCGTGCAATGCGCCAAGCGGAACTCCAGCGCCAGAACCCCAAAGGAAATAGTCGTCTTCAATGAAACTCAGGGCTTGGCCGAATGCGAACCTCATAAAACCCCCGAATTTTCCGTAGTCGCTCTCAAGTTCGTTGGAAACCCAACATCCGCCGACCAATTTATGGGGCGTGAGCTCAAGTTGCCCAAGGGCTGGCTTTGATATCGCCGTCGCTTTTTCGCCTTTCTCCTGAGTCCAGGTGAAGGTAATGCCGCCGAATAGGTTGGAAACCCTGCTTGTCTCTACGAGCTTTCTGATTTTCAACGAATCGCCCGTCGCCTTGATGATGGCACCTTTCGCCACTCTGTTCCTCACGATTGCGGTTTCAAGCGCAGCATGGTAAATTTCATCGGCCCACTGCTCGGGGACCAAGAAGCCGCCCTGCGAATCTTCTCCTTCGACCATGTGGCCTGCCGTTTTTAGCCGACTGTCCTGCGTCCCTTCGCCAAAACAACCCTTGCGGACTTTGACTAGAAACTCACCTAGACTTGTGAATCCGCCCGTTCTCTCTTCTATCCTCATTTCAATTCCTCAGCTTGTCGCGGAAGCAAGGACTACAAACGGGGAAATCGTAGTGACCGGTGCGCCGGCATAGCGGGGCGTGATCGTGCTTTGCGGCCAGCACTGACCGTCAACGCGGATGACGAATCTCCAGCACGTCTCGTCGGTCGTGAAAGCGACGTGCGGAGAGACATCGATTGTGATCGGCTGGCGGTCGAAGATGAGATAATACCGCATATCGAAGTACCCGATATCGCCCTGAGAGCCAAGCGCGCGCATCTTTTCAGAAATGAAGAACGGCCTTCCTAAAATCCTTCCAGGAATCGGGTTTGCCGCACCCATGTTGTTGTTGATCCAGACTACATTCCCTCCAGTGGCCGGAGCCGCATCGCCAGACTGCATACCAATAAGATCAGGAAGGACGCCAGGGTTGATCACCCAAATCGCATATGGATGCGAGGACGGCAACATGCAGGCGTAAAGTTCTCTCAAATCCTCAAAAAAGACGCGGTTGGCAGTATTCCTTAAAACAGTCTTCAGGCAACCACAATTCTGAATCCCCAGCGGCGTGCCACCGCCGTTGCCGTTGATGAAGGCGTCGTCCTCGAAATATCCCCAAGCCGTGCCGAACATCCTCCGGATGAGAGGCTCAAGAGCTATGGCTGAATCTGCAAGGAGCTCATTGGATGTGTAGGTGATTCCTGCGAGCTTTTTGGGAATAAGCTCCATCTGCCCGAAAGTCGGCTTTGTTGCGTCTTTCGCAGCTTTCTCCGCCGTCCAAGTTGCCTGGACTCCGCC